AAGGGCCCCAATGTTGCAGTGGCGCGCGATCTTGGGGCACCGACCGGTGTAGCGGACCCGGTCACCAGGCTCGAATTCGCCGTTCTTCAGAACGCGGTCGCGCCGTGGCACGAGCGGCTCATCAAACGCGAGATCGGTCGCGCTGACGATCGGGCCCGGCAGCGGCAGATATTCGGCTGCAGGCGGGACCGCGTACGACACGCCGACCGGCTGCAGCACGAAGAACTCTTTGCCGGCATCCTTCTCGGCCAAGCGCATCGCCTCGGCGACGGCGAGATCCTCAGTGTCATGCCGGTGGCGCGGCGGCGTCATGCCTGCCGGAGACCAGACCAGCCAAAACGGCTTTCCCATTGCTATCTCCTGAGGATGGGGCATTCGCCGGCAGGCAGGTCGCCTTTGCCGAGCTGATAGGCGGCGAGCGCGCCGACGAGCGGCCATGCCATGCTCGCTGCGACATAGGTCAGCGGCATCTGCGGTTGGCAGCGCTTCGCGTCGAGCGCGATCAGGAGGAGCGAGGCCGTCAGCCCCGCCCATGCGTAGAGGGCGATTCCGAGCGTGCGCACGTCAGCCGCCTCCGCCTTTCAGCTCGTTGGCGCGGGCCAGCACCTCGGCCTTGAGCGCGTCGCGCAGTTCGGGCTCGATCATCTTGTTGCGACGGTTTTTCTCGGTCGCGGAGTTCCAGCGTGCGACGAGCGCCTCTCCACTGGCAGCGGTCCTGATGCGCCACCGCCATTCGGTGGCGTAGCTGGACGGGTCGGTGCCGTCCGGCGGCGCAGGATCGCCATCCGCCGCCGCGCCAGCCGCTTGCTCGCTGCCGTTGTCGCCTGCCGTCTCCGGCTCGACCTGGCCCGCCGACTGCGTCTCCTCGACCTTCGCATGCTCTCTCTGGTCGGAGATCGTCTCGGTGAAGTCGGTGGCCGGCTTGCCGTCGGAGACCTTCTCCTTCAGCACCTGGCCATCGGTGGTGACGACGCGATCGGCGCTTGCCACGGCGGCGCTCGCGCCACGCGCCTCGTTGGCCTCGGTGCGTTCGACCACGACCGTCGTCGCGGCTTCCTTCACCTCGCCGGTCTCTTGATCGTGGTCGATCTCGCGCTCGACATGGGCGCGGGAGAAACCCTCGCCACCGGCTGCCGGGAGCGTCAGGCGTTCCGCCAGTGTCGGCAGAGGCGCTGCGCGTCGAGCGCGGACGTCCTCGACCAGGTCCGACATCTCGTCATCGGTGTAAACGCCGAGCATGATCGCCGGCTGGTGCGCTCGCGCCCACTCGCGGGCACCGCGGTAGCGGAGTTGGCGCTTGAAAGTGCCGGGGCGCCACGGCGAGTTGCTGCCGGCAGTTTTCCAGATGCCGACACTGCCGTGGACTTCCAGGATTCCGATGCCGGGGAGCGCGCCACTGACACACACGGCCATCGCATCGCCCTTGCCCTCCTGGCCGACGACACACTTTTCCATCTCCGGGTCCCAGGTCCCGAAGTCGTATTTGAGCTGCACGCCGAGCTTGGAATCGAGAGCGGCCGCGATCAGCTTGCCTTCGAACATCAGCCGCCCGCGCACCACGCTCGTGCACTGGGCGACAAGAAACGGGTCGTAGCCGAGCCGGTCAGAATAACTGACGATCAGGAAGCAATTCGCGACGACAGCCTCAAAGGGCAGGTCGATCTTCTTCCGGCGATCATCCTCATCGACGATCCGATAAAGCGATTCCGGGATCAGGCTGCAGTTCGCCATGACACGAGCAATCCGCATCATGTGCTCGAAGCGGGCGGTGTCGTAGAGCGGCACCGGATCCTGCACGACGGTGGTCTCGCGGCGGACCTTCTGTTCAACGATCTGGTTCACGCCGCGTCCTCCCGCGGGAGGAGGCCAGCATCGGCATCCTCGTCGAGGCGCTTCCGCAGCCAGTCGGGCAGGTAGACCGTCCGCTCACCTTCATAGCCCGGCCAGGTGCCGGTCTCGACGCAGCGGGCGAAGACGTCGATCGCTCGGCGCAACTGCCGGCGCGCATAGCCGATCCAATCGGAATCGACCTCGACGACATTGACGGCGAAGGGAGCGGTCTTCTCGACAAACACCAGCACGAACGACGTCATCTGCATGTCGAGCACTGCGGCAAGCCCCTTGCCGACAAGGGCGCCCTGCATCGCGTAGCTATGCTCGAGGATGGCGCGCCGAATGGCATCGGGTGAGGCATCCGTCGTGGTCTTGAGATCGACGACGACACCGTCGGCGACCGGGATCACATCGGGCCGGGACTTCAACCAGACGCCGGTTCGATCCTTGAAGATGAGGGAGCGCTCGACTTCGCCCTGCAGGAGGCCCGCGCTGATCAGCGGGTGGCGCGCCAGGCTCTCCGACATGTTGCGGATCGCATCGACCTGGTCGGGCGTCAGGACCGTCTTGCCGGCGATCTGCTGCTCGGATCGCCAGGCCTTGGCGGCGTTCGTGCGCCAGTCCGGAAATTCGGCCGGCCGGATTGCGTATTCAGTGCGGAAGCCACTCTCGCCGAGCAGCAACGTGTGCGCCGCGCGGCCTATATTGAAATGATCGCTGCCGGAGGGGTCCTCCCGCTTTGGATTGAGATAGGACGTGGCGAAGTAATGGGCCGGCGATTTCGTTTCGATCGTGCGGAGGCCGCTCGACGAGACGCCCGGACCGGCCGTGCAGTCGCCGTGATAGCGATCACTCGACATCAGATAGACGCCGTCGGCGGTCACCTTCTCGCCGGGGGCGAGTTTCTTCGCGGGGATCATGTGAGCCTCGTGTTCTGCGCGCAGCGGCGCGGTCAGGATTTGCGCTTCGTGGACTTCTTGCCGGCCGGCTTCGGCGCCGGCTGGTAGCGGCGGGCGATCTCGCCCATGCGGACCGGCTGCGCCGGGCTCGCCTTCGGCTTCGGGGGCTTCGGCTTCGCCATGGCGATCACTCCGCCGCGGCGCGTGCGGCGAGCACCGCACCGTCTTCGATCACGACGGCGCCCGGCCGGCCGCTCTGGACGGTTTCAATCCAGACCTGGCATTCCTCCGCCGCCGCGGTGGCGGCGAGTGCCGCCATGGACGCGCTGTCGAGCAGCGATCCGTCACGGACGCGGATGACCTTCAGTTTCGGGTTCATTGCCGCCGCGATCAGGATCGAGGCGCGGAGCTGCTCGGCATCGCTGGCCTGATCGAACGGCACGCCATTGAACAGCACGATGCCGTCGCCGAATGTGAGACCGTCGACTGGCATCTCGGCATCGGCGATCGCCTTCGCCTTGGCCGCGTCACGATCGCTCATCGCCTTGGTGAGGGCGTCGGCATCAGCCTTCAGCTTGGTGGCCTGGCGCACTAGGTCGGCGCGAGCTTCTGCGGCCTTCGCGATCGCATTTGCCTCGCGCGCATCCCTGATGCGATCGCGCAGCGCGAGGGTGTTGATTGGCTCCGGAATTATGCCGGTCGCCTTCAGCTCCTCAGTGATCCCTTCGGCCTCACCCTCGAGCGTTTCAGCTTGGGAGACGAGAGCCCGGGCCTGATCCCGTAAACGGGAGGCGGAGAGCCGCTTCTGAACCGCGGTCTCTTCCTTCGCGCGGCGATCGCCGAGCACGCGCTCGATGGCCGCGTTATGCTCGCCAGCCTCTTCCATCTCGCGGATGAGGTCCGCCTCGTCGACCGCTTCCGGAATCGTCGCCGACAGCCGTATGGCGTCGGCCTGCGTCCGGATCCGCTTCTCCTCGCGGTTGATCTCGGTGCGCTTCGCGTAATCGCTCTTGTTCTGCTGCTCGATCGCGCCGAAATCGACGCCGGGCACGAACTGCTTCAGTGTCTCGAATTGGGCCTCCGGCTTCATCCGCGTGAACACCAACGGGTCGAACGAAAGCGAGCCGACCAAGGTATCGAGCAGGGCCTGAGGGCTCTGCGCGCGGACGCCGTCGGCGTTCTCCACCGTCAGTGTCGTCGTGAAGCCGCGAGGATCCCGGTCGCTGACTTTGAAGTGGCGCGTGACCTTCAACTCTCCGAGGTCGAGGAAGACGCGGGCCTCTTCCTCGCCGTCGCGGATCGGTCGGGTCTGGACGTTGCCGGTGCCCGCAAGGGCCCACCAGATTGCATCGAGGACGCTGGTTTTGCCCTGGCCATTCCGGCCGGTGATCTCGATGATCTCTCCGCTTGGCGAGATCGAGACCGCCGATATTCGCTTTATGTTCTCAGCCTCAAGCCTGATAATCTTCATGATGAGACGTCCAATGGTCAGTCGTTGACGTGAAGAGCGGTCAATTCAACTCGCCGCGAAGCTTCAATTGATGCTTCGCGTTGGCCCGCTTCTCGGGGTCCATGTCTTTCTGTTTGAGCATCCACTGGTAGTAGCTGCTCGGAACCTCGGACATCTTCCTGCCGTCGTGCTGGCCGAACTGCATCCGCACCCACAGCGCGTGGCCCTTCGACCATCGCGCCATATCCTCGATCGAGGCTCGGTTCTCCTCGATCATCCGCGCCAGCAGCACGGCGCAGACGTAGGCGTCGGGACCGGCGCGGTGCGGCGGCATCCCGCGCTCGAAGTCGACATCGAGATCGAGCCAGTACCGCAGGACCTGCAGGCTATGGGACGGCGCATCCTGATAGATCCGAAGCGCGATCTTGTAGGTATCCAGCCAGACGGTTTCCTCGTTGCCGAAGAACTTCTGCTCGAAGGTCGCGTGATGCGCGGCGAAGAAGTCCGGGCGCGGGTTCGCCAGGCGAAGGAAGCCATGCGACATCTGCTCGGCGCCCGCGAAGATATCCTCGTCGCTGATGTGATGGACGGCGCGGGCCTCTGCCGGCATCGCCCGACCGGGGTTCACCAGGAAGGCGATGGTCTCGCCGATCGTGCACAGCGGCTCGTTGCGGCCTTCGGTGGCCGTGGCAACGTCGATGTCGACGAAGCCGATTTCGCACACGGCGTGCGGGTCATCCTCGGAAGGGATGCCGGTGGTCTCGAAATCGAGCGCGCGGATCCTCACGGGTTCGCTCCCGTCGTGTGAACGATCTCATGCACCATGCCGCGCGGCAGGATGTAGCTGGCCACGGCATCGGCGATGTAGCGCCCGGTCGGCAGTTTCTGCGGGGTCCGGACGACGGCGCAGCCGCCATCGCCATCGACGCGGTCGAGGAGCGACCGCCGGCCAGCCTCGCACCCATCAAGCGTGTCGGAATGGATCGTGAAGTGAACGACGCCGTGGCGATCGGCGACTTCGCGGATGATGAAGGGTGGGTGCTCCATCAGAGTGCTCCCGCTTCGGTCTCGAATGCCCGGCGGGCGAACGGGACGAGGCCAGCGACGGCCGCCTCGGCGGCGCGGTAGTCGAGCTCGATCGGAGCAAGGCGCTCCGCGGCGTCGCGGATCGTATCGGCGAGATCGAGGACCGCTTGGCGGTCCCGCATCGTCACCGAAAAGCCAATTGCAGACTTATCGACCGGGCGAAACGTGAGGTTCAGGCGGGCTCGCTCGCCATGGGCCGGGCGAACCTCGGCCTCAACGGTCGATGCGTTGTCGATGAAGAAATTCGCGCCCATCAGTGCGCCTCCCCGACAGGAAAAGCGGACCACATATCGAGCATGACGGTGATGAGCGGCGCGGCGCCGCCGCCGACAACGAGCATGCCGGAGGTGCGCAGTTCGGCAGCCGCTTCATCCATGTCGTTCGCATCAGGGAAAGCTTCCCTGAGGGTGCACGACGAGATGAGCGCGCCAGCTTCGTCGTAGATCAGGACCGGTGTTTCGATGGGAGGGGTAGGGATCATCGCTTATCTCCGACGGGGTTCGATCCCGTGTCGCAGATTTACGATAATCGCATTTCGGCAGTCGTCAACAGCGTTAATCGCAGATTTACGACTATTGCGACGCCTCGCGCGCGTAGTTTGTTATATCCAGGTCGTCAGATTTTTTTTGATAGGTAATGGAGGGGGCGCTTCAGCGCCCCTCCCTATCTGTCCTAATAATATAACTACAGTCCTATATCGTTAGGACCGGCGCCCGTTGAAATTCAACGGTTTTCAGCCGGGACAATCGGGGACATGTCCCCGCGATGTCCCGGTGTCCCGACGCCTCGATGTCCCCGGAATCAGACCCTGGAGATTTTCAGGACGACGCGCCCGATGATCTCGGCACTGCCGTCGAGCACCAGCTCGAAAGGCTGGTAGCGAGGGTTGAGGCTGGTGCAAATGATTCGCGGAGGATCGCTCCCGCGCACCAACTCGACCTGTTTGATGATGGTCTCGTCTTCGTCACGCACCGCGAAGATGCCACCTTGGCGGAGCTGCTGATCGCCCCGATTGATCAGCACCCGGTCGCCATCTCGAAAGCCGCCGCCGCGTTCGTCGGTCATGCTGTCCCCGAACACGGGGGCGATATCGACGGAGGATAAGCTGACGTGCAACTCCTCACGCAGGAACGATGTCGGCATCCGCCATTCCGCGCGAACGGTGTCGCCGGTGTAGCTTCTCGACCCTTCGTTGACCTGGGCCGGAAGGGGATAGCCGCCGCCTCCTGCACCCAAGCGGGTATCGATTTCGGGGATCGTTCCTGGCTCAAGATTGCGCGATGCGATTCGCCGCCCGTCGACCATCGCCACAGCTTGCTCGGCAGCGAACTCTGGTTCGTAGCCGCGAGCTTTCAACAGGTCAGAGGCCAGGCCGACCGTGGTCTGAAACGGCTCGATCTCGCTCGCGTCCTCAGGAAGTTCCTTCGCTCCAAACAAGTAGCCGACATCGCAATTGAGCATACGAGAGGCCCGCAAGACAGCATCGGGCTTGATGCTCATCTTACGGCCGGTCAGAAAATCGTTGAAATACGTCCGGTAAAACTTCAGCTTGGTCGATAGCTCGTAGGACGTCATGCCGCGCAGCTCAAGAAGCTGATCAAGGTTCTTCTTTGCGATTTCTGTGCGATCCATAACGTCCTCCGCGTCGTAAAAATCGCACGAGAGGTATCGCAAGGCCAGTCGTAAGTTTGCGATTGACGTTTGTCGTTAATGAGCCCTAAATCGTCGCAGAAAAACGACGATGGTGCCCATGGAACGTGAGATCAAACTCCACATCCGCGCGCTCGCCGAGGCGTATGCCCGGATGAACAGTCTCAGCCTGACGGCGGTGATGAAGGCCTCAACGGGCGACGGTTCTCTGCTCACCAATCTCGACCAGGGCAGGTCGATCACGTTCCGTCGCGCGGACGAAATCCGCCAGTGGTTTTCGGATCGCTGGCCGGCGGGCGAACCGTGGCCGGAGGGGCCGTCGCCGCGTCCGGAGCCGCGCGAAGTAAGCGAGGCGGCAGAATGAAGCGACCCTCGTCAATACAGATCGCGGCCAATTCGCAGGCGCTCGCCACGCTGCGTGTCGCGCAAGACCGCGGCACCGATATCGACGTCGCCGGCGGCCTCCTGGATGCAGTCATGACGCATCTCTCCATCACTTCGGGCCCCGGCGCCGCCGCCGAGGCCTTTGAGGATCGCGTGCGCACCTTGCGCGCCACCGAGACCACGCCCGTCGCGTAGCCGGCGCGGGCAACAGCCCGGCGCTCCCCGACATCCGCGGCATTGACCGCTGTTCGCCACCGCGATGCCGGAGGTCGGCTTCGCACATCCAGAGGACTGGCTATGGCCCAGAACATCACGAAGGCCGGCAATACCCTCGACAAGAAGATCGTCGATCAGTTCATCGCTGATTGGGAACGTGCCGAAGCCGAGATCCGCACGATCAAGGCGGAGAACGCCAAGCGCTGCCGCGACGTCCAGGAGCGCCGCGACGGCATCCTGAAGGTCGTGAAGGGCGCCGGCATGACGGCGAAGGCCTTCAAGGCCACCGTCAAGATCCGCGCGAAAGAGCGCGAGATCGAGGCTATCGAGGCCGAGCTCGAGGATGACGACGCGGATTCCTTCGAGCAGATCCAAGCCGCCCTTGGTGTGCTAGCCGATACCCCGCTCGGTCAGGCTGCTTCAGCCGGCAAGGGCAAGGCGAAGCCCGAAGACGGCGCGGTGCACTGATGCTGGCGCCCAGTCCTCGTGCTTGCCCGTGCTGTGGCGGCGAGCTGCCGCCGATCGCCGTCGTACTCGGTCGCGGTGGGCAGCCCCGGCTTGCTTCCATCGTTTCCGCGGCGGCGCGCATGTATCGCGTGCCCCCCGATCTGCTGGTGCGCAGCAAGACGGCGGAGCCGCTGTATGTGCGCCACATCGCGATGTTCGTTGCCTGGCGTCACTTCGGTCACAGCCTTGGTGGCATCGGGCGGGGCTTCAGCCGTGATCGCACGACCGTAAGGCATGCCGTCCGCAAGATCGAAGCCGCGCTAGCCGAGGATCCTGCGATCCGCCGCGACGTTACGTTGCTGGAATCCTACCTGCGGAGCGCGTCATGACGACGTGGTCTCAACAGGAAGACAAGCGCCTCATCGAGCTGCTCGCGGAGGGATGGTCGCACCAGGAGATCGCGGTCGCCATGGCCGGCGAAGGCTTCCCGGTGCGCACGCGGAATGCCGTGATCGGCCGTGCTGATCGCATCGGACACAAAAGCCAGTTCAGCGCGAAGCAGCGGGAAAAGAAACCCGCCGCTGTCAGCTCGCCGGTGAAACGGCAGCGGGCAGTGAAGCGCGCCGCAGCGCGGCCCGAGCCGGTTGTCGCGGAGCCTCCTCCTGCCCCGGTGGTGGAAGCCCCACCGCCGCCGCCGGCGCCCGTGCACATCTTCGAGGCGAAGGGGGATGAATGTCGATTCCCACTCTGGCCACACTGGCAGCGGGTCCCGCCCAGCGAGCTGATGGTCTGCGGCGCCAAGACGGCGCCGGGCGACACATACTGCGCCGCCTGCAAGCTCATCGCCTATCAGCCGGCGGGAGCGCGAGCGGCATGAACGCGCTTCCTGATTATCGCCAGTTCCTCGAGAGCAAGATCCGCGTCGCTCCGGCGACAGGCGTGTCGATCCCGCTCGAGGATATTAATCCGGTCCTGAAGCCGTTCACCCGGGCGATCGTGCAGTGGGCGGTGCGCGGCGGCTGCCGGGCGATCTTCGCCAAGTTCGGCCTGCACAAGACGTGCACGCAGATCGAGCTGTGTCGCGTGCTGAAGGCGAAGGTCGGCGGCTACGCGCTGATCGTGCTGCCCTACGGCGTCCGGCAGGAGTTCTTCCGTGACGCCCGCGAGCGCTTCGCCGGGCAGTTCGGCGTCACGCTGAAGTTCATCCAGCGGCCGGAGGAGATGGACGGCGAGGAGCCGATCTACCTCACCAATTACGAGACCATCCGCGACGGCAAGCTCGACCCGAGCCTCTTCACCATCGCCTGCCTGGACGAGGCGTCGATCCTCCGGAGCTTCGGCTCGAAGACCTTCCAGACCTTCTTGCCGATGTTCGACCAGGTGAAGTTCAAGTTCGTCGCCACCGCGACGCCTTCCCCGAACCGCTACAAGGAACTGATCCACTACGCCGGCTTCCTCGGTGTCATGGATACCGGCCAGGCGCTGACTCGCTTCTTCATGCGCAACAGCGAGAAGGCCGGCGACCTCACGCTCTACCCGCACAAGGAACATGAGTTCTGGTTGTGGGTGTCGAGCTGGGCGATCTTCCTGCAGCGCCCCTCCGACCTCGGCTTCTCCGACGAAGGCTATGACCTTCCGCCGCTGACGGTGCGCTGGCACGAGGTGCCGGTGCGGCTCGCCGGCGGTGCTGATCGCGACGGTCAGTTCTCGTTGATCCGGCCGGAGGCGAACGGGCTGGCGGAGGAAGCGCGCGAGCGGCGCGCCGCGCTGCCGGCGTGCATCAGCAAGCTCACAGAGATCATCTGGCAGGATCCTGCCGCACATCGGATCATCTGGCACGACCTCGAAGACGAGCGCCGCGCCATCGAGAAGGCGATCCCCACGGTGGAATCGGTCTTCGGCGCGATGGACCTCGAAGACCGCGAGCAGCGCGTCATCGACTTCTCGGACGGCAAGTTCCGATACCTCGCGGCGAAGCCGATCCTCGCCGGCTCCGGCTGCAACTTCCAGCGCCACTGCCACAAGGCCGCGTTCGTCGGCGTCGGGCACAAGTTCAACGACTTCATCCAGGCGATCCATCGCATCCAGAGGTTCGGTCAGCCGCACCCGGTCGAGATCGACATCATCTATCCCGAGACCATGCGGGCGGCGCGCCGCGACCTCGAGGCAAAATGGGCGCGCCACGAGGAGATGGCAGACCGCATGAGCGATATCATCCGGCGTTACGGTCTCAGCCAGGCCGGAATGGCCGAGGTGCTGAACCGCTCGATCGGCGTCGACCGGATCGAGGCCAGCGGTGCCCGCTGGCAGGTTGCGAACAATGATTGCGTCGAGGAATGCCGGCGCATGGACGCCGACAGCGTCGACCTCATCGTCTCGTCGATCCCCTTCTCGAACCACTACGAATACACGCCGAGCTACAACGACTTCGGCCACACCGACGATGACGCCGCCTTCTTCCGGCAGATGGACTTCCTGACGCCGGAACTGATGCGGATCCTGAAGCCCGGCCGCGTCGCCTGCATCCACGTGAAAGACCGGATCCTGTTCGGCTCGGCCACGGGCTTGGGCACGCCGACCGTCAATCCCTTCCACGCGAAGACGCTGTTCCACTTCATGCAGCACGGCTTCGCCTACATGGGCATGGTGACGATCGACACCGACGTCGTGCGGGAGAACAACCAGACCTATCGGCTCGGCTGGACGGAGAATTCGAAGGACAGCAGCAAGATGGGCGTCGGCTCGCCTGAATATCTGCTGCTGTTCCGCAAGCTGCCGACGGACCGCAGCCGCGCCTATGCCGACCAGCGCGTCACGAAGACCATGCCGATGGTCGAGAACGCCGACGGCACCGTCGTGCCGTTCCATGACAAGGGCAAGCCGATCCCCGGCACCGGCTACAGCCGGGCCCGCTGGCAGACCGATGCCCATGCTCGCTGGCGCTCCAGCGGCGACCGGCTGCTCACCGCCGACGAACTGGCGCAGCTCTCGCCCGACGTCATCGGACAGGTCTTCAAGGGCTTCTCCATGGAGACGGTCTACGATTACGAGACGCACGTGCGGATCGGCGAGGAGCTCGATTACCGCGGCGTGCTGCCGGCGACCTTCATGGCGCTCTGGCCCGCCAGTCCACGGCCGGATGTCTGGCACGACGTCAACCGCATGCGGACGCTCAACACGGCGCAGGCCTCGGCCGGCCGCGAACTGCACGTCTGTCCGCTGCAATTCGACATCGTCGATCGCTGCATCCACCGCTTCAGCAATGAGGGCGATCTCGTCTTCGACCCATTCGGCGGACTTTTCACCGTGCCGATCCGCGCCCTCAAGCTCGGCCGCCGCGGCCGGGCCGTGGAACTGCACAACGGATATTTCCTCGACGGCGTGAAGTACCTGGAGGCGCAGGAGCGGGATCAAGCGATCCCGAGCTTCTTCGACTTCCTTGAGGCCGATGCCGCCCAGCCGGAGGCGGCAGAATGACCTCTCTAGACCTTCGTTTCACCGATCAAACGCTTAAGCTCTCGTATGCGAGCGCCAAGTTCATTGCCATATATGGCCGCCTTGTTGGCAGCATCGTTCATTTCGGCAAGATGCGCATGGAAATCTCGGCGGTGGAACACAATAATATGTTCCATTGGCGCGCCACCCCTCTGGTCTTGCACTGCCTTGTCAAGATCAACAATATCCGCCCATGTGCGCATAAACATGACTTTCATCTTATTCTTTATATCAAATGGAGCATCAGGAAAAAGGCTGGAAATTATAGTTGCCGGGTAGATATCTTTCCCCGTAATAGCGGTATACGGCTTCATTATATTACCAAGCTTCTCCTTAACGTCGTCATCGTTCTGAAAGTAAATAAGGTTATCAACCCAGTAACGATACTCTACACCTGCAGACGCTGCGACATTCCACTCTTTTTTCGCCTCGAACAATTCGAGTTGATAAGACTGACGCATCACCGAGTTGAAAGCGAGATATCCGGCAAAGATCGTAGCTCCCGCGCCAATCAAAGGCGCCCCGATTTGACCGGCTACTTCGAGCCATCCCAGCGGCGCAAACCGCACAAGTATCCCGCCCACCGCGCCAGCGAGGAGCGCGGCAAGAACCAAAAGAATGATGTTTCTATAGCTCATTCTTCGACGCTGCCCGTTCGCTCTTCGGTTGTCGAGAGGGCGGTAGCATGAGCGAAGTCGAGATCCGTCATTTCCACATCTGCTGCGGCCTCGGCGGCGGCGCCAAGGGCTTCAACAAGGGGCAGGCGCGCGTCGGCACCATGAAGGCGAAGTTCGTCTGCATCGGCGGCGTCGACAGCGATGCAGCGGCGATCCGCGACTTCACCCGCGCCGCCGGCGTCGCCGGCACGGTGCTCGACCTGTTCGATCGGCGCCAGTATGCCGCCTTCCATGGGCATGAACCGCCCGCCAATTGGCGCGAGGCGACGCCGGCCGATTATCACCGTGCTGCTGGTGGAAAGCGGCCGCACATCATATTCGCGTCGTTCCCCTGCAAAGGGTTCTCCGGTCTGCTCTCGGAGACGATGAGCAAGACCACGAAGTACCAGGCATTGAACAGCCTGAGCTTCCGGGGGCTGTGGCTGGCGCTGGAGGCCTGGAAAGACGATCCCGCCGAGTTCATCATCTTCGAGAATGTGCCGCGCATCGCGACGCGCGGCCGCCACTTCGTCGATCAGCTCGTCGCGCTGCTTCGCAGTTATGGTTATGTCGTCGCCGAGACAACGCACGACTGCGGCGTGATCGGTGGACTTGGCCAGAGCCGCAAGCGCTTCTTGATGGTGGCGCGGCACGCCGAGAAGGTGCCGCCCTTCCTCTACGAGCCGCCGAAGCGCCGGCTGCGCGGTGTCGGCGAGATCCTCGACAAGCTGCCGCTACCAGGCGATGAGCGCGGCGGCCCCATGCATCGCGTGCCTTCGCTGCAGTGGAAGACGTGGGTGCGCCTGGCATTCGTCGAGGCCGGTTCGGACTGGCGTTCCTTGAACCGGCTGAACATCTCCGACGGCGTTCTCGCCGATTATGGGATCGAGCCGGACAGGACTTGGCAAGCTGGCGTTCTCGGCGTGCAACGTTGGGGAGAGCCGAGCGGCGTCGTGGCCGCGCGCAGTGGCCCGACGAACGGAGCTTTCGCCGTCGCCGATCCGCGGGCGCCCGACGGCGCGCTCCAGTACGGCAACTATGGTGTCCGCGGCTGGGAGGATTCCACCGGCGCCGTGATCAATGTGAAGTCGCCGGGACAGGGCGGCTTCGCGGTTTCTGATCCGCGCATGGAAGGCCCGCCGCGCTTCAATAACGTCTTCCGTATCGTGCCATGGGGCGGCACGTCGCCGGCCGTGGCAGGTCCTGGTGGACCGGCCGGCGGGCTTGCTGTGGCTGATCCTCGTCCGTCGGCGCGGGAGGATTACAAGCAGACGAAATACCGGATCACCTCGTTCGGTGAGGCCGCGGGCACTGTCATCGCTGCATCGACGACAGGGAACGGTGCGTTCGCGGTCGCGGATCCTCGCCCCGGCTTCGGGCCGGCAACGCACCACAACATCATGCAGGTCCACGATTGGGAGGACCCGGCCAAGACGGTGACCGGCGGCACCCATCCAAGCGGCGGCGCGCTCTGTGTCGCCGACCCGCGCGTTGCGCGCCGCAATGGCGCACTCGGGACGGCAGATTGGTCCAAGTCGGCCGGGGTCGTGGCCGGCGAAAGCCTGCCGTCAAACGGAGCCTTCGCAGTGGCCGATCCACGGCCGCGCGCGCTGAGCGACGAAGGCCGCAAGGATTATCTGAGCGGCGGGCACTACGGCGTCGTCGGCTGGGAAGACACCAGCGGCGCGGTGCCCGCCTTCGCCAAGAACAACAACGGCCATTGGTCCGTCGCCGACCCGCGCGAGGCGGATCCGGCAATCGAGCCGCTGCTGTCCCTGCCAGACGCCAGCAGCAACCTCGTCGCCATTATCCGCGCGCTCGACGGCACCTGGCATCGGCCATTCACGACGCTTGAGCTCGCCGCGCTGCAAAGCCTCGTCGATCCGGAGACGCTCTTCACACTTGAGGGCAAGTCCGATTCCGCGTGGCGCGAGCGCATCGGAAATGCCGTGCCACCCGATAGCGCCGCCGCGATCGCCTCGGTGATGGGCCGCACGCTACTGCTCGCCTGGGCGGGCGAGAGCTTCATGTTATCCGCCGATCCCATTTGGGTGCAGCCGCTCACCGTGGCGCTCTCGGTCGACCTGCCGATCGAGGTGCTGTCATGAGCGAGGTTCGGTACGAATTCTTCGTCGAGATGAAGGTGTGCGGCCGGCCGGAGACGACGTGCCTCGGTCGCGTCACCGCGAATTCCGCGATCGGCACCGCCGTCGGCATTGCCTTCGCCAGCATGAAGCCCAGTGAGAAGGAAGGCATGCACATCGGCCAGTGCGCGGCAGCGCTGCTGGCGATGGCCGGCGATGCCAGCAGCTACCCGGTCAAGAAGCGCATCGGCACCGCCGAGATGTCGCTCAACATCAGGAGGGCATCTTGAGCGCCCTCGCACTCGACCTCGGCAGACTGACCGGCTGGGCGTGCGGCGAGCCCGATGCCGTGCCCCGGTTCGGCACGCATGTGTTGCCGACCACCGGCGACGATATCGGCCGCTATCTGCATGCCCACCGCGAGTGGCTGACCGGCTTCATCCAGGTCGAGCGGCCGACGTTCGTCGTCTACGAAGCGCCCATCCTGGCCGAGGAGACCACGAAGGCCACGGTCATCAAGTTGATGAGCCTCGCCGGCGTCACCGAGCTGATCTGCCGCGATCTCCAGGTCCGCTGCTACGACACGCACCTGTCCTCGGTGAAGAAGTTCCTGACCGGTACCGGGCGCGCCAAGAAGGCCGACATGGAGGCTGCGGCGCGCCGCTTCGGCTTCGCCGTGCGCAACGACAACGAGGCGGACGCGATCGCGATCTGGGGCCAGGCGGTGATGCTCCGCTATCCCGGCAAATGCCAGATCTTCAGCATGGGCCAGCTCGGCGGCAAGACGTTGCGCGCCGAAGCGGCGCCGCCGTCGAAGCTCGGTGACGACGTCGAGGACATCCCAATATGACGTCGGTGATCCTTGGCGCCTGGCGCGCGCCTCCCGCAGCGAGGGAGGGCAAAATCCTGATCGACGTGGCGAACCGCACGCTGACGCGCGGCGCCGACGTCGTCCGGCTCTGCCCCGGCGAGTTCATCTTCGCTGTGGTGCTGCTGAGCGCAGCCGGTCGGACGCTCAGCCGAAAGGAATTGATGGAGGCCATGTACGGCGATCGCGAAGACGGCGGTCCGCTGAGCAAGGCGCTCGACGTCTATCTGTGCCGCGTTCGCCGCTCGCTGCTGTGCATCGGCGTCCGTTTCGAAACGGTGTGGGGGCGCGGCATCTGCGCCCTGATCGATGTGCCTGAGGCTGCAGAATGACCGAGCCTGCGATCACCTATGTGATGGCGCCCACGCGTGAGCAGATCGAGGCATCTTTTCTTGTCTCGGAAGCGCGTCGAGCCGTGCCCAAAATCGACAGTCGGGGCTTGGCGGCGATCGCAATTGATGAGGCAGACCGGATTGAGGGCGCGCAGCGGTCTCTCATCATATCTGGAGCCCGAAGCTTCCCGGACCCCGGCGAGATCCGAGCAGCCGCGGGCCTTTGGCAGATGTTCGACTTGCTCCTGATGATCTCAGAGCACGATAAGGAGTTCCGCCCAATCGTCATGCGCTGGATCAGCGAACGGTGGCGTTGATGGCACGCTATTGGCCCCGGCGTCGCATCGCGCATCTCGGTTATCTGGTCGGCATCGGTTGCACCGGACCGCAGATTGCGGCTGCGCTCAGCATGGCGAACCTGCAGGCGATCTCGAATGCGTGCCAGCGCTACGAGTTAAAGCTTCAGCGTCGCGGGGATGGTCGCTTCGTCGAGGCGATCCCAATCTCGCGGAAGTCCCTCGCCGTCATCGACGAGGCGGCGGCACTGCGCGGCATCGACCGCGTGCAGATGCTGCAGAGGATCGTCGAGGTCTTCGGCCATGCGGAAGATGTCGAGGACGATCTCGACCTGATCACGAACCTCCTGGACGATGGAGGCGGGCTGTGATCGAGGCCGAGAAGAAAGCGAAGGTTGCCCACGTCTGGGCCCGCGATCCGAACGATTGGTATGTCGAAGAGGCGTGGGTGAACCGCCGCCTCTTCGAAGAGGAGCGCTTCGAGGGTCCGATCTGGGATCCTGCGGCCGGCATGTGCCGTATGCCCGACGCGGCGCGTGCCGCCGGCTATGACGCCATCGGCTCCGATCTGGTGTCCCGCGGCTACGGCGAGATCGGCGGCGTCGATTTCCTCAGCCTGCAACAGCCTCTCAAGGTGCGCGGCCAGCCTGCGCGCTCCATTGCATCGAACCCGCCATTCGGCATCTGTGAAGCCGATATCAAGGCAGGTCGGCCGATCGGCTTTGTCGAGCATGCGCTCCGGCTCGCCGAGCACAAGGTTGCAATGGTGCTGCCGGCGCGTTGGTTGTGGGGCGACGAACGCAGCCGCTGGCTGGAGAAGAGCAACCCGCGCCGCGTCTACATCCTGACCCCGCGACCCTCCATGCCACCGGGCGCTGTTATCGCCGCCGGCATCGAGCCGGGCGGCGGCGACAAGGACTTCCTGATTATCGTGTGGCTGCGTGGTTACGACGGGCCATTTGAGACGCGCTGGCTGCGTCGGGACGGTGCGTGATGCAAGACGGTGGTGACCTCGCCCTTCACATGATGGGCGTTGCGGAGGCCTTCTGGGGCCAGCCGCGGCCAGGCGGGACCAAGACCGAACAGCGCTTCGGCGAGGGCCGCACCGTGCACCCGCAAAAGGGCACATGGTTCGATCATTCGGCTGAGGCGGGCGGCGGTGTCCTCGACCTGATCAAGCGCGAGGCTGGCCTCGAAGGCAAAGAGGCCTTCGCCTGGTTGCGGGAGCGCGGCTTCCATGTCGAGGATCGCCGCCCGAACGGCGCGGCGTCGGCGAAGGAACAGCGCCGCGAACCCGATGACGGCGCCCGCAAGACGCTGGTGACGTCATGGGATTACGTCGATGAGCAGGGTGACCTGCTGTTTCAGACGCTGCGCTACCAGTTCAAGCTTCCCGATGGATCCTGGCGCCTCGGCAAGGATGGCAAGGTCGAGAAGACCTATGGCCAGCGCCGCAAGGTGCGGCGCGACGAGGAATCCCGCGACGGCTGGATCTATTCGGTGAAAGGCACGCGGCTGGTGCCGTACCGGCTGCCCGACATCGTTGAGGCGCTCGCCGACGAGCGCGCGGTGTTCGTGGTCGAGGGTGAGAAGTGCGCGGATCGACTATGGGATGAGGGCGTCCCGGCGACCTGCAATCCAATGGGCGCCGGCAAATGGCCGGAGGAATTCGGCGACATCTTCCGCAACGCCGACGTCGTCATCCTGCCAGACAATGATGAGCCCGGCCGGAAGCATCGCGATCTCGTCGGATCCTCGTTGAAGGGCGTTGCCGGCCGCACCCGCGTGCTCGACCTGCCGGGCCTGAAAGAGAAGGGCGACTCCTTCGATTGGCAGGAAGCCGGCGGCACGGCTGATCAGCTCTATGCGCTGGTCGAGAAGCAGGCGCGGCTGTGGGCACCCGGTGCCGAGCCTTTCCGCTCGAAATTCGGCGCCACCTCATGGGCCGACGTCTTCCGGCCGCGGACACCCTACCAATGGCTGGTGAAGGGCATTATCCCCGAGCTCGAGGCTGTGCTGATCTATGGCGCGCCGCAAACCGGAAAGAGCTTCGAGACGCAGAACATGGCGTTGCATATCGCCCGTGGCCTCGAATTCCATGGCCGAAGGGTGAAGCAATCCGGTGTCGTTTACTGCGCCTTCGAAGGCGGGAAGGGCTTCCTCAATAGGCAACACGCCTATGCGCTGCACCACAGCCTCGGCGCCGACGCGCCGATCGACATGGTGGTGCTGACGAAGCGTGCCGACCTCTTCTCCGACGACGTCGACACCGATGCGCTGATCGTCGAGATCAAACACCACGGCTCGAATTTCCGGAACCCGCTCGGCCTCGTCGTGCTCGACACCTACAGCGCCGCCACGCCTGGAGCGAATGAGAACGCGAGCGAGGACGTGTCGAAGGTGAAGGCGCGCGTGATGAGGATCGTCGAGCAATGCCAGTGCACCGTCATCGTGGTGCATCACAAGCCAGCATCTGGCGGCCGTCCTCGGGGCCACGGCTCGCTCACCGGGGACTTCGAAACCACCATCGACGTCGACTGGAAATTTGCGCCTCGGAACAACCCGAAGGCTCCGGAGGAAAAGCTTTACGATTCCGACAAGCGGCCGATCCGTCGCGTCGAGGTCACGAAGCAGCGCGAGGGCGAGCAGGGCGTCGCATGGGAGTTTGTGCTCTGCCAGGTCGAGACCGGAACCGACAGCGACGGCGACAAGATCACATCATGTGTTGTGGCGCGGCCGAACGAAAAGCCGGATGAGGCGGCGGAGGAAGGCGACAACCGCTACCGTGCCAATGACGGCGAGAAACTGTTCCTACGGGCGCTGCGCCGCGCCCTGACCACGTACGGCGAGCCTCCCGATCCATCGGCCGGCTACGGCATCGATGTCAGCCTCGTCGTCGATTACGCGAAGGTCAAAGAGGAATATTCGCGTCTCGCACCGCAGGACGAGGCCGATGCAAAGAAGCTGGCCGAGCGCCTCAAAAAGGCGCTGCAGCGCGCTCGCACCAGCCTGACGAATGCGGGTGTGATCGGCAGCGACAACCCGCTGATCTGGTGGACCGGGAAGCCAGTGCGGGGCTTCTCCATGAAGGAGCGGGCCGCCGCGCCACCGCCAGCCGATGACGATCTCGACGACATGGTGCCGTTCTAGGGGACATCAGGGGACATTTGGCGTGCACATGGGGATAGATCATGAAAACCAATAAGATGGCAGATGCCGCAGCGGGGAACGATGTCCCCGATTGTCCCGTCGTGTCCCCGGCGATGTCCCGCGAGGCGAGGCGGGCCCAACGTGCCGCCGAGAAGGCTGAAAACGACGCCGGAAAGAAGCTGATCGCGGAGGCGAAGGCTGCGCGCGTCAAGGCAGCGAAGGCAAAGGCGCTCCGCGACGCAGATCGAGCTATGGAGCGTATCCAAAGCCGGGCGGCGTCAACGTCGCGGCTGTGGTCTCGGCAACGGAAGGATGAGCAAAAGCGGGAGCGCAAGAAGCTCGCGGAGCTGCGGGAGCGGCACAGCGTGGCGCGCGATGAGCCCGAGGTGCTTCGCGACGAGCGCGACTGGCTGGCCTCGAATGACCGGCCGAAAATTATCGTCGAGGCCGAGCCTGAGGCGGTCCTCGGCATGGTCGGGTTTGTGTCCGACCTGCGGCGACACGATCCGCCGATGCTGGAAGTCCCGCCGCCGAAATGGAATGAGGGCTGGGCAGCAAAGCGCGTCATCGACGCCTATCGCACGCTTTCCCTGCTGCCAGGAAGCACACGCCCGGCCGGCTTCGGCCGCGCATGGCCCGCCTATGTCACGGAATTCTCCGATGCTGTGGCGCAGGCGCGGACGGACGCGGCGAAGACGCGCGTGATCGAGGTTGCCACCATCGAGGATATCGAGCGCATGGACCGGGTCTTCACCTGGCCGGCGCGGTTCCTGCGGGATCGGCCGGAAGAGAGCAGGGCGCTGTTCCAGTGGGCGAATGCCAAGGTGATTCGCGGTGACATGCGAGAGTTGGCCAAATCCTTCCAGATGTCGGAGGCGACGTTCCGAAGGTTCCGGAGGTACGCCACAAGCCTGCTGACGGTTCGGCTGAAGGAAGGGCTAGAACAGATCTTCTAGTGGTGAGTCATCCAAACTGGCGTGAGTCATAGGCTTGCAGCGTGAGCGCCGCGACCCCTTCATCTCACGTGTCACGCCGGGATTGCGCCCGGCACGAAATAAACCCCGGAGAGGGGCCCTATCCCGCCGCCCGCCGTGGCCTCATTCAGTAGCGGTTGAGCTCGCCCGCAGAAATACGCGTGGAGACGCATTGGCCCGCTCCGCTCCGGCACCCAAGCCTTAAGCCCGAAAACAAATCCGGACTTCCGGGGGAATATATGCTGTGATGTCGGCAGCCAAAGGCAGCGCGATAAATGCCGTTGTTGCCACCGTTCCTATCTACGTTATCCGACGATGACGTAAGGACGAAGGAGGTAAATTTGATGTCGCGCGACGTTAAACTCACTTCGGAAATTGGTTTCGATCAGTTCGTCACGGATGGCAAGGGTAAGGGAATTATCGACAGCCGAACGTTCAAGGGCGGCGAATGGAAGAAGCTAACCCGACAGAAGAATTTCCCCGCGAATATTTCTAAGAACATTATTCCGGTCGATATCGGTTATGCTAACTTTGTTGTCGTGACTACCGCAGAGCCCGGGACAAAGGCAGCTCGTCATTCCCATGACGAGCCTCAACTTAGATACGTAATCTCCGGCGGCTTTGTTCTCAACGGCCAGCAATACGGTCCCGGCGAATGGGTCTTCGTCCCCACTGGGATAGAGTATGAGATGGCGTCCGAGACGGGTTATGTCACGCTGGGATGCTACGGGGTGGCGTGCACAGGTCCGCCGACATAATCGCCCTGCAGAGCACACTGCCAACCTGATATCGGAGCTGCCAATCGAAGAGATGATTGGGCGCGATGCCTCGCCGCCGACGCTCGGTACACGACATTACTCCTGCCCCCTCTCATCCGACGCATTGCTCGCGCTTCATGAGGTTCGGGACGGACTCTAAGCCCCGCACCTTTCGGGAGCCGCGTGTCGCATCCGTCCCGGTCTATACCCTCAGCCGGAATGAGATCGTGCGCTTGAAGGCGAAGAGCCTCGGCACGACGCAGATCGCCGCACTGCTACGAATTCCATATCGGGACGTCGCAGCAGCGAACTAGGAGGCAGCCTTCTTCGGGCGGCCGGCAGACTTCGTCGGCTTGTAATGCGCCTGCATCAGGAGCGGATCGCGAGCGCTCGCACGCAAGACCATGCTGACGACGTTCGGTATATCCGCGCCCTGCTTGTAGAGGCTCCACGTGCTGGGCGCGATGCCGAGGAACTGCGCGGCCTCGTTATTCGAGACCTTCATTGCGGCCTGCCACTGCTTGACGTCCTCGCTGGTGAAAGGCTTCTGCGCCTGGGCGAGCTTCTCCAGGTGCACGGCGTCAATAGCGAGATCGCCGTCCTCATCCCACACGACCGAGGCGCCATAGTCGCCGACATCGGCGCGGCCGAAGACTTCGGGCGACGCCAGCGGCGTGAGGATATCGCCTCCGGTGGCGATCCAGCCGGCGAGGCTGACACGATCCTGGCCGCCACCCTTCCACCGGATGACGAGGTCGGAGGGAGTAAGCGCCTCGACCGAGGCGATGCGCGGGGTGTTCGTCTTCATCTCTGCCCTCATGCGATGGGGAAGCGGGGATTGATGCGGTTCCATTCGGCGGCGATCAAGGCCTTGTTCGCGATGGCCCAGTCCATCGCGGCGCGGCCCTTCTTGGGAAGCTCGCCGGCAAGCACGGCGTTCGTCTCGATCTCGATCAGCGCCTCGAAATCCGGGGCGACGATGTGGAAGTGCGGGGGCAGGTGATCGTTGGCATAGACCCGAATGAAGACTTTGCCGATCTGGTGAAGCTTGCCCATGTCCGTCCCCGTTCTCGATGTTTAAAATCTACTCCGATAATCGGATGATGTCAACAAATATCATCCGATAATCGGATGGCATTGTGCGGGAGATTGGTCATGCGGCGCGGCTGCCAATTGCCTCCGGCGCAGAACGCTTCAGTGGTGTGGCCCGCGTGGATTGGCATCGCCGCTTTGCTCGGCGTGATCATCGCGGTGCTGTGAATGCAGATCGTCATCACGCCGCAAGACCAGATCCTTGCCCGCTACGGCAACCGTCTCGGTGCGCTGTGCGACAAGGCGCCCGTGGCACTCGCCCGCGCCCTGAACCATGAGGGCGCGAAGGGCTTCACGCAGGTCAAGCGCGTCCTCGTCAAGCAAACCGGCATCAAGTACGGGATGATCGGCAGGGCCGTGAAGGCGAAGCGGGCCACCCGCGTCAACCTGGTCTACGAGATCGAGGCCACGGGCAACGAGACCAACCTCAACCTGTTCGGCCCTGCGCAGCGCAAGAAGGGTGTGAGCGCCCGCCCTTGGAACGTGCGCCGCATCTTCCCCTCGACCTTCATCGTCAAGGCCTATGGGGGCAAGGTCTACAAGAGGACGGGCGCGAAGCGCTTCCCGATCAAACAGCTGTTCGGTCCGAACATCGCGCGTGAGATCGTGAAGGATGACAGTCGGCAGGCCTTCGAGGCTATCACGCCGAAGCTCGTTGATCGCGTGGGCCACGAGATCAGCTTCCTCATGGGGGCGTGAGCCCTATCCCTCTGCCCCTCAGGGCAGGGCGGGGATGGCGCATGCGGTATACCAGACCAATCCCGCGAGGTGTTGCGTCTCTGCCACTGTGACCCCATGGCAACACAGCCGACGGGCAAGGGACCGTTTGAATGCAAGCGACCGGTGCGAGGCCGCTGCCCCCCGAAATTCGCGTATTTTTCGGAGTTCGCAATCCCGGCTTTGCTTGGCCGGCGCTGGCCGTGCTGGAGAGCAAGCTCAGGGCGCCAAAACGCCGATGTTTTTGGCGGTCATCTTTGAGATCGTGCAGGTCGAGGGCGTCTGCTCATCCATCATGTTGGACGCCCACACGTTCGAGCTGATGTACGCAAGCGCTTCCGGATTATCGAGGCCGGTTGTCGCGAAGTAGCGCTCCAGCGCCGGCTGATCGACCAGGTAACCGCAGTGCTTTGCACCAGAGATAATCTGCGCGAGCCCCATCGCGGTCTGCATCTGTTTCAAGGTCAACTCTGCCGCGGCCGGCGCGGTGAGGGCGGCGAAGGCGGCGATCGATGCTGCTAGGCGGACCATGGCTGCGTTCCTGGTGACGCCGCGGACGGTAGCAGAGGTCGAAACATGGCGTCATCAGCGAAACCCGCGCCGCTGACGATGCCGGCGGGTGAAATTGCCCGCATGCTGAACGTCACGACCGAACGCCTGCGGCAGCTCTCTCGGGAGGGCGCAATTCCGAAGGCGGTGCGTGGCGTCTATCCGGTGGTGGAGACGACGCAGGGCTACATCCGCTTCTTGAAGGCGGATGAGCGGCGGAATTCGCAGTCTCAGGCCGAAAGTGGCCTGAAAAAGGCGCGCCAGCGCGAAGTAGAGCTCAGAATTGCGCAAAAAGAGGGTGATGTCGTCGATTTTGACGATGCAAAAGCCGCTTTTTCGCAGATTTTGGGCGGTTTTCGAGCGGAATTGAACGGCATTCCGGCCGCTGTGAGCCGTGATCGAGCCGTTCGGGCGGCTGTCACGAAGGGCATCAATGACGCGCTTACTCGATGCGAAGCTCGCTTCCGAGAGGCAAGCGCAAATCTTCGAGCTGGCCGCGATCCATTCGGCTCCGACCGAGAGGACGACGCCTGACCAATGGGGTGCCAACAACCGGGTTTATCCGCCGACTACGGGCAAACCGGGGCAGCGTGACCCGGGCTTCACGCCCTACGTCATCCCCTTCGAGCGGGGATTCGATGACGATCGCTACAATCGCGTCGTCCTGGTCACCGGGGCGCAGTCCGGGAAGACAGATGCGTTCCTCGACATCATCGGGGAGCGCTGCGACACGCGCCCGGTGCCGCTGCTCTACGTCGGGCCGAGCAAGGATTTTCTGACCGACCAGTTCGAGCCTCGGTTGATGGGCCTCTTCGACGAGGCCGCCAAACTTGCGGACAAGGTCGCGCGCGGCAAGCGCATGAAGAAGACGTTGAAGCGGGTCGCCGGCATCACGGTCCGCTTGGCGCACGCAGGATCCTCGACGGCGCTGAAATCCGACCCGGCCGGCCTCGCCCTCGTCGACGAATACGACGAGATGCTCGCAAACATCAAAGGGCAGGGCGATCCGCTTGGCCTCGTCGAGGCTCGCGGCATCACCTACGTCGACTTCGTCACCGGCATCGCGTCGACGCCGTCCAGCGGCTTGGTCGAAACCGAGATCGATCAGGAGAGCGGCCTCGAGATGTGGGAGCAAACCGACCCCGACGACGTCGGCTCGCCGATCTGGCGGCTCTGGCAGGAGGGCACGCGGCACCACTGGGCATGGCGGTGCCCGCACTGCCGGGAATACTTCATCCCGCGCTTCAAGCTGCTGACCTGGCCGAAGAACGCGACGCCGGCGCAGGCGCGCCGCTCGGCGTATGTGCAGTGCCCGTATGGTTGCGCCGAGCCGATCACCGACGCGCACAAGGAAGCGATGAACGCCGAGGGGGTGTTCGTTGCGCCGGGCCAGCGGATCGGCGACGACGGCACGGTGATTGGCGACCCTCCCGACACCTCGACGCTGTCGTTTTGGGTGTCCGGCCTCGCCTCGCCGTTCGTCAGTTTCGGCAAGCGCGCCGAGGACTACCTGAAGGCGGTCGGGAGCGGCGAGCAGGACAAGATCCAGACCGCGATCAATGCGGGCTTCGGCGAGGTGTTCGCGCCAGGCGGCGGCGATGTGCCGGAATGGGCTGAATTGGCCGGGCTTAAGCTGCCCTACGCAGCACGCACGGTCCCCGATGACGTGCAGTTCCTCACCATGGGGATCGACGTCCAGCGGAACCGCCTGCCGTTCGTGATCCGCGGCTGGGGCGCGCGCGCGGAATCCTGGCTGATCGATTACGGCAACTTCGTCGGCGACACCGCCGAGGAGGCCGACCTGAAGCAGACCGACACCGCCGCGGCGACGGTCTGGGATGATCTCGCCGAGTTCATCCAGCAGGACTTCGACGGCCTGCCGATCAAGGCGGTGTTCATCGATTCCGGCTTCCGCCCGGGTAAGAAATTCATCGTGCCAGAGCATCGCGTTTACGCCTTCGCCAGGCGCTTTCCGCGGCTGGTGTTCCCGACGAAGGGCTACGCCACCATCAACAGCCCGACGGGCATCTCGCTCAAGAAGATCGAGGTGACGCGGAAGGGCGAGCAGAAGAAATTCGGGCAGACGCTCGTCCGGCTCAACTCGGACAAGTGGAAGTCATGGGTGCACGAGCGCATCCGATACCCGGTCGAATCCAAGGGTGCCTTCCACCTGCATGAAGAGACGCTGGAGGATTACTTCCAGCAGATCGTCTCAGAAGTGCGCGTGCTTGGCGTCAACGGCCGGCCATCATGGATTCAGCGCTCCCGCGAGAACCACTACCTCGATTGCGAGGCGCTGGCGGCGGCTGCTGCCTATCAGAACAACGCTCACAGGATCGGTGAGCGCGGCAATCGCCCGCGCCGGCCGAGCAGCGCTGATCGCGGTGAGCTTGAAGCGAAGGGTGCCGTGCCCGCCGGCGTCATCGTCGCGGACGGCGACCGTGCAGCGCGCATCGCTGCCAAACGAGAAGCATGGGCTCGCCGATGACCGACACGAAGCCGCGGATCCGGGTGAAGGCCGGGAGCGTCGCGTTCCCCGGCGCCGCGCCCGCGCGGGGTGAGCGTCGCGAGAAGGCAACGGCGCGCTGGCTCCGCGACACGCCGTCGGGCGTGCTCTCGATGCGGCTCACCAGCCTCGTCGACAGCCGCGAGGACACCCGTCGCGCATGGGATCGCGTCGCTGCGCTGGCAGTGGACTTCATCCAGAATTCCGGCCGGCTGAAGGGCGCCGTCGACCAGATCCTTGCCGACACTGTCGGGACCGAGCTCAAGCTCAATGTGCGGCCGGACTTCACCGGGCTCGGCTACTCGGCTGAGGAGGCTTCGACCTGGTCGCGACTGGTTGAGCGCCGCTGGCGCCAGTGGGCGTGGAATCCCGCGGAGTGCGATCTCCGCGGCAAGTTCACGATCCCGCAGATCGTGGACATCGCGCTGCGCCACCATATCGCCTATGGCGAAGCCTGCGGTGTCATGGACTGGCTGTCGCCGACGCAGCGCCGCCGCTACGGCATTGAGACCGGGACGAAGGTTTGCCTGATCTCGCCTCATCGCATGGTGCGCGATTCCAACGAGTTCGAAGGCCTGTTTATGGGTGTCACGCACGACGCCAACGGCCGGCCGACGCACTATCGTTTCACCGAGCGCGAGGGTGGCCTCGAGGTGAAGCGCGATTACGCCGCCTTCGATCGCGAGGGGCGCCCGCAGGTCTTCCACGTCTTCGATCCGATCGATGCCGACGACGTCCGCGGCATCTCTGTCATGGCGTCGGCAATGAGGACCTATGCGAGCTCGGAAAAGCTCGCTGACGTCACGCTCGCCACGGCGATCATGCAGACGATCTTCGCCGCCACCCTGGTCTCGCCGGAACCGAGCGCTGACGCCTACCAGGCGCTCGAAGCGATTGCGGACCTCAATGAGGATCTCGGCGACGAATTCGCCGCTTACTTCGGCGCGGTGCTCGACAAGGCCCGGGCCAGCAAACTCACGGTAGATGGCAATACGCAGGTCTCACATCTCGCGCCGGGCGAGGAGCTGAAGCTCCACACCGCCGGCACGCCGCACAACAACTACCTGCCGTTCTCGAAGGATCTTCTCCGCGAGCTCGCTCGCTGTCTCGGCGTCACCTATGAATCGCTGTCGATGGATCATGTCGGCGCGACCTATTCGAGCGTCCGCATGTCGAACGCCTCGATGTGGCCCGTCGTCATGCGCCGGCGCGAGCGCATCGCCGCTCCGATCTGCCAGACAATCTACGAAAACTGGCTGGACGAAGAGATCGGCTCCCGCAGGATCCCGTTCAAAGGCGGCTATGAGGCCTTCGCCGCGAACCGCAACCGCGTGTGCTGGACTGAATGGCAAGGCCCGGCGAAGCCGACGGCGGACGACAAGAAATCCGCCCAGGCGGCAACCGAGCGCCTGACGAACGGCACGACCGACCTGTCCTACGAGTGCGCGGAGCTCGGCCTCGACGTGAATGACGTCCTCGCCAAACGCGCCGAGCAGTTGAAGCAGGTCGAGAAGCTCGGCCTGCCGAACCCCTTCGAGAAAAAGGGCGCCGGTGCCGCGGCTGACGACGAGCCGGCCGAGCCCGCGAGGACTGCAGCATGAGCGTGCCCCCGGTTGACCCGTGCGCCGAAGCCGCTCGCCTCCGTGGCATCCGCGATCAGATCATCACCGGCGGCCAGGTCGTGCGCACGCGCTTCGACACCGAGGAGGTCGAGTTCGGCAAGGCCGACCTTACGCGCCTCGAAACCCTGATCGCCCAATACGACGCCGCCTGCGCCCTGCAGAGCGGCACGCCGCAGCCGCGGCGTCGCTACGCGAAGTCGATGAGCTTCCGGCCCTACTGAGGATCCCAGACATGCCCATTCTGCAGGACGGCGAGCTGCTGCTCTACGGCTTCGTCGGGGATTCCTTCTGGGAAGAAGGTTTCACCTCGCGCGATGTCATCGACGCACTCGCCGAGGTGGGGCGCGATGCCGACTTGACGGTCCGGATCAACTCCGGCGGCGGCTACGCCTATGAGGGGATCGCGATCTACAACGCGCTCGCCAATCACAAGGGCAAAGTGACCGTCCAGGTCGATGCGGTCGCGCTCTCCGCCGCCTCGGTCATCGCCATGGCCGGCGAGGAAATCCGGATGCTCTCCGGCTCGCTGATGATGATCCACGATGCCGCGGTGATCACGATCGGCAATGCCGACGATCACGAGGTATCGCGGCAGATGCTCGACAAGATGAGCGCGCAGATCGCCTCGATCTATGCCGACCAGAGCGGGAAGGCGGCTGACGCGATCCGCGCCTCCATGAAGGCCGAGACGTGGATGACGGCCGAGGAAGCGGTTGCCGAGGGTTTTGCCACCGAGGCCGTCGACACCAGCGCGCGCGCTGTCGCCGCTTTCGACTATCGCGCCTTCGCGCACGCCCCGAAGAAGCTCGTCGCGCTCGCGAAGAGCAAGGATTGGTCGCTTGAAAAAGCGGCTGCTGCCCGAGCGGCCGGTGCTGCTCATCAACCGGGTCAACAGGAGAACCCTATGCCCGATCCGACCCCGCCGGCCGCGCTCACGGCCGAACAGCTTACCGCCCAGAACGAAATGATCGCCGCCGCGGTTGCGGCGGATCGCAAGCGCCGGGCCGACATCCTCGCGCTTCCCGAAGCCAAGGGCCGCGAGGCGCTGGCCGAGAGCCTGATCGACACGCCCTTGAGCGTCGAGCAGATCAAGAGCTCGCTCGCCGCCGCGCCGGCCCCGCAGGCAGCCGCCGACACTTCCGAGGAAGAAGAGAACGGCGAGGACGATGCTGCCGCGGCCAAGGCCTACGAGACGCAGCGTGCCGCCGCGGCTGGCCTCGCCAAGCCGACCGACAAGGGCGGCACCAAGACCGAAAAGGTCGTGAACCGGGTGCTCGGCAACTATCGAGCGCTCACCGGCAAGGCGCAGAAGACGGCCTGACCGTCGCAACCTGAAGGAAAGGTCTGAGCATGACCACGATTCCGCTCCGCGACGTCGGCATTGCCGCGTACCACGAGGGCGACAGCTTCACGTCCGTCGAGCTGTTCAATGCCACCGTCCCGCCGCCTGTCACCGAGGATTTCCTCGTTGCGCAGAACAGCAACATCCCGCGTTACTCGGTCGTCGGCCTTCTCGCCGGCGCTCTGGCGCTCGCCACCTTCGGCGATGTGGCGCCGGTCGCTGCAACGGGCGTGCTGACGTTCTCCGGCGTCGGCACCGCCGATGACACGATCACGATCGGTGCCCGCGTCTACACCTTGAAGGCTGCACCCGCGGCCGCCAACCAGGTGAAGATCGGCGCCACCGCGGCCGAGACGGCGACCAACCTCATCGCCGCGATCAACGGCGATGCTGGCGCTGGTGCGCTGTACGGCGCCGGCACGGCGCCGCACGCTGATGTCAGCGCGCGCTCCAACGCCTCCGCCGTCGTCGGCCTCGTCGCCAAGGCGCCCGGCACCGCCGGCAATGCCATCGCCACGACCGAATCCGGTACCGGCACCTCGTTCGGTGCTGCGACCATGACCGGCGGCCTGGCGGAAGCTGGCGTCGATCCGATCGGTGTCACCGCCGTTCCGGTGGTCACCGGTGCTGGCGAGACCGATCGCATCCCGATCTACCGCCAGGGCAACTTCAACCCCGCGGCGCTGAATTGGCATCCGAGCTACGACACGGATGACAAGAAAGCGGCGGCTTTCCGGGGTTCGCCGACGCCCACCAACATCATCATCCGCAAGCGTCTCTGACGCCGAGGGCAATAGGGGACCATTGCGATGCCTGATTTCGAGCACTATGAGCTGTGGGACACCCACACTCTTCTCGGCGTCTACCGTGAAGTTGAGCCGGCAACGACCTACTGGCTCGACCTCTGCTTCCGAAACGAGATCTCGTCGACCGACGAGTACATCGATTTCGAGAAGATTCCGCGTGTCGGCCGCAAGCTGGCGCCGTTCGTCGCCCCGCTCGTCCAGGGCCGGCCGATCTTCGAGGAAGGCGGCCGTGTCGCCCGCTTCAAGCCGGCCTACCTGAAGCCGTCGGATCCGGTGACGCCTTCCCGCGCGCTCTCTCGTCGTCCCGGCCAGATCCTGGGCCCGGATTCGCAGAGCCCGCAGGCCCGCTATGATGCGATCAAGGCCGACATCATGGCCTACCATCGCATCGCGATCGAGCGCCGCTGGGAGTGGTTGGCAGCTCGTGCCGCCATCGACGGCAAGGTGACCCTCGACGGCGACGACTATCCCGCCGTGGAGATCGATTTCGGACGTGACCCCAATCACACCGTCGTGCTGGGTCCCGGCGTGCGTTGGGGCGATGCTGGCGTCTCGATCCGGAAGGACATCTCCGAGTGGTCGAACATGATGCACCTCGCCGACTTCGGCGGCCGTCCCAATCGGCTGACCCTCGGCGTCGATGTGTGGGGCGTCATGGAGCAGGACGAGGAGCTGATGAAGCTGCTCGACACGCAGATCCGCGGCGCCACCTCGACCGAGATCCGTCGCGACTTCTTCGGCATGGACGAGGTCACCCGGGTCGGTAACCTCGGCGGCAATCTCGAGGTCTACGTCTACAACGACTATTACACCGCAGGCGGCTCTGTGGTGCCCTTCATGTCCTCGAAGGACATCGTGCTCACCGGGCCGAATGTCATGGGCTATCGCTGCTTCGGCGCGATAGTCGACATCCACGCGCAGTTCCAGGCGCTTCCGATCTTCCCGCGCAACTACGTTGTCCCCGGCGATGTGGCGGTCGAGCAGATCGTGACGCAGAGCGCGCCGTTGATGGTGCCGGTCAATCCGAACGCGACCCTCAAGGCGACCGTCCTCGCGCCCTGATAGCGGCGCCCGGCGCTCGCCGGGCCCGCATGCCTGCATCCCCCGAAATCAGGAGATACCGCCATGGTGAAGGCAATTGCCTTGCACGCCATCGTGTCGTGCGTGGAGCCCGGCCACTTTGACGAGGAGACCAAGAAGTTCGTCAAGCCCGTGAAGGAAACGACCCCGGCCGGCGCCGAGATCGAGCTCGACGAGGAGCGCTACGCCGAGTTGCTCGCGCATGGCGCGGTCCGCGCGGTCGAAGATGCGGCTGAGAAGCCGAAGACCTCCGCCAAGGGCGGCGTGAGGAAGACGGCCACCAAGGCGAAGTGATGCCGCCGGTCTGGAAAGAGCGCCTCGCGCGCGTGCGCCAGGCGAACGATGCGAACTTCGGCGAGGCCTTTTCGGCGACGCCAACGGTGCGCGATCAGTACGTAGGTTCGACACCTGATCCAGACCGGCCGGCATTCTCTTTCACCGGGATCCTGAAGGTCACCGACGGCGAGCGCAGCGGTCTCGCGCGCCCGGCGAACGAGGATATCGAGAACCGTCCAACGGTCGGCGATACCATCTTGCACGTCGATCCGGACACATATCCCGCGATCATTGGTTTGACCGTCGGAGATGTGGTGTCGGCAGATGATCGCGGCGGTGTTCGCTATGAGATCTCTCGTGTTGATCGCCGCATGCGCAACCGCCTCGTCTTCCGTTTGATGGTGCTGCCGTGAACCTTACCGCGATCGCCGTCCGCATCGCGGCCGTGCAAGCGCTGACCGGCGCCACCTTCGCTGCAGGCCGTGTTTTCGACAGCAGCTTCGACCAGATTGATACGCTGGCGCTCAACACGAAGATGCCCGTCATCACCGTGCTGACCGATGACGACAAGCTCACGATTGCCGGGCGCGACGTGCTCGCGGCTGATCGGGATCTGCAGATCGTCATCGAGATCGCGGTCGCTACCCGCCTCGTCGTCGCGCAAGGCGGCGAAGATATTGAGGCGATCGAGGTGCCTCCCACGGATGCCAACCTTGAGGCCACGGTCAACATCATGGGCCGGCAGGCCCTGCGCGCGCTGTTCGCCGCCGACGGCTTCTGGGCAGACCTGTTCCGGTCGTTCGTAACCTCCGTCAAGACGATCGAATCGGTCCGCGGTGCCGAGGTGAAAAATGGCATCCGCTATGCTGCTCGCGCCCTGGTCATTACGGTCGACACCATTGCTGATCCGCCGTTCGGCCAGCCACCGGAAGAGGGCACACCCTGGGCGGTGATAATCGCTTCCATGAAGGCAGATGCCCGGCTCGCCAAGCTTGGAGCGCTGCTTGAGGCTGAGGCCTCCGGCGCCGCCGCAGACTGGAAGGTTGCCAAGGCCGCGCTCGGCCTCACGGCAGACGAGGCGCTCGCGATGGGGATCGTGCCGCTGGTCGAAGACGACGGTCAGGCCGAACCGGCCACACAGTTCATCGTCGAGCAGGATGGGTTCGCTGACTTCATCGTTGACGCGAGCAATGCCGACCAGGCAGGCCCGGCATGAGCGAGGACATCGTTGGCGTCATCATTCGTCTCGCGGCGGAGGTGGCCGAGCTCAAGCGCCGGCTCGACGGCATGGTGCAACAGGGCCCGATCACGGAGGTCGATCCGAAGGCGGGCACCGTGAGGATC